CATCATCTTATCTACTTGATCTTCTAGTTTTAAAACTTGTGCTTGAAGTGTGTGTACTTTATCTTCGTGTACTGCCTGGATAGTTGAGAGTTCAAAAGTTCTAGATAGACTCCAGCCAGCTAACGCCAACAAGATTCCAACCAGTAATGTCATTAATTTTTCAATCATTGACAGCTTTCACATTCTCCCGTGTCATCTATCACAAGACCCCCATTATTTTCATTACTAGAGTCTTTGGCTCTATCGTTACCACTTTTGCATTCACAATTATCACACGTACATAAATCACCATCATAATGATGGGAATGTAATTCACTTTTGCAATGACAGTTACAATTACAATTTTTACATTTCATTATTTTTGCCCGCTAAAAAGCCAACTAACAAATTTATTCCATAATTTTTTAATCATCTTTTTTCTCCTCTACATCATAGAAGAATCTATCAGAATCTTCTGTTTTCCATTTACCTGTGTCTTCTACATTCCATTCTGAAGTTTGAACTTTCCAATCGGGAACTTCGTCTCTTACTGTAAAAGAAGGTATGTCCCATAATATACGATTGTTGGGTTGTGCTGCATAATTACCATCATTTAAGGCAAGTATGTGAGCGCACTTATGTTCGTGCGGAATTTCAGAATGATCTGTATCTACTATATTACTCTCTGGATGAGCCCAGTCAACAGTAAAAAGATATGCGCCTGGATGTACTTTTTTATCTTTTCCAAAAAATTTACCAGATTGTGCGTCTAGGATATCAAAAGAAGTGACAGCAGGATAATAACTAAAACAATTCCAAAGCTCCAGCTCGTCAAGTCGCATCCTAGGTACTTCTTTGACATCAAATCCTCTTTGAATGAAGGCCGAAATAGGGAGACGATAGAAGACAGCACCATTTTCCATAATAGCATGAAAGAGGATCGGACGTCCTGTGATACTCGACAACCCAAACACAATACAGTCTTCAGCTTCTCCATGATGTTCTTTAAGGTCATAGAGATACTCTCTCCTGATCTGTGCATAGATGACAGGAATGTTTGCATTTAGGTAAGCCATAACACATTAGAATAGTATTGCACCAATAACAAAACCTGCGATGAAGCCAACTAGGTATTCTCTGTAGTGTAGCGAGAATACATCCCATTTAACTTTCATTTGTTTTAAAAATTGTTTCATTTTTCCTCCTTTCTTATATTACCTCAATTAGGACCAAATTCATAGTCTACTTTATTAAATATATGAGGTTAATCAGTACTCTTCTATCTGCGTCAGTGCATGTAGAGCCTGTATGTTTTTGATTAGATTTAAATATTAATAGCTTATTGTCTTCACTTTTTATTTTTGTTTTATTTATTCTACAATATCCATTACATTTGTTAATAAAAAGTATAGCAGATAAAAATCGATCATCATCTAGATCAGTATGTTCTCCTGTTTCTATTATATTAGGTGTGGAAGGATTTAAGTTTGCTTTTATTCTATATATCTTGAAAGCGTTTAACTTCTTCAAGAGAGGATCCAATATGTTAATATATTTACTTGCTACATTATCTTTAAAAAAATTATGGATGAATTGAGATTGACTTTTTTTATTTTTATATGACAATGAGCTTTCGTTGAAATACCATGGAAACTCAGAGGAAAGCATATTTTGTTTTAGTTGTTGATAATCTTTTATATCTAAAAAATTCTTCTCTATTCTCATTTTATTTGTCCCCAATTGGGTCCAGATTCATAGTCTACTTTATTAGGCACTTCAAGATTCACAGCGTCTTCCATTATCTGTTTTATTTTATCTGCATTACCATCAACGGATATATCAAGTTCATCATGAACTTGTATGTGTGGAGTAATTCCTTCTTTATATAATTCTATCATTGCCTTCTTTGTCATGTCAGCTGCTGATCCTTGTATCAATCTGTTCAAAGCTTTGTACGTATAAGCTCGTTTGATCCCTGGTCCGTGTTCCTGGATTGCTTGTTCATGGGGTAATGCTTTATGTATACCGAATTGGTTTGGTTCCCATAAATGAAATCTACAAAGTCTTCCAAGTAACGTTCTTATTTGTCCTCTACTTTGAGCACGTTGCATAACGTTATCCATAAGTCTTTTTACAAATGGAACTCTATGATGATATTGAGCAAATAATTCTCCCGCTTTATCTTTTGATATACCTAGTTCAGCTTGTAATTTATTTTTTCCCATACCATAGAACAGACCAAGGTTTATTGTCTTGGCCTGTGATCTAGGTATCTCTGCCATGTCTGCCACGATAGTATGAAAATCGGCATCGCCCTTGTTATAGGCATCCAATACTTCGTCCACTCCATAGAGATTTTGTAAAGCTGCATAATGCACTACCAACCTAGGCTCCTGCTGAGAATAGTCAAAACAACCCCATGTATGGCCCTCCTCAGGTATAAATAATGACCTAATAGCAGGTCCAAGTTCCTTGTTTCTAGCTGGAATCTGCTGGAGATTCGGGTTAGAGTAAGAAAACCTTCCGGTTACTGTTCCACCGTTATCTCCTCTTAGTTGGTTGATTTCAGCATGTATTCTTCCTTTATGGTTATGCTTTAATATGGTATCAATAAATGTGGTATGCGCCTTGTTTATTTCACGAGCGCGGGCAATTAGTTTCACTGTCGGGTGGGGGTGATTCTGTAAAAAGTTTTTTGTAAATGATGGAGAATTTGTTTTTTCGGTTCGGTCAAAAGGTAGGTGAAGTTTTTCAAAAACTTGCGCAATGGATCGAGCAGCCCAGATTTGGGTATCTACTCCAGTTTCTTTTTTTACTTCTAATAGGCATTCTTTTTCTTGTAATGATAATTTGTCTTTTAATTGGTGAGCTGCTAGAACATCTACTCGTACTCCTAAAAATCGCATATCGACAAGGCAAGGGAATAATTCAGTCTCTAGATCAAAAATAGATTGTATATCTTGGTGAATGATTTCTTTTTTAAGTTCTTGCCATAATTCATAAGTTAATTGAGCATCTTTTTCTGCATAAGCTCCGACATACATAGCTGGTAATTTATACATTTCAGCTTTAGCATCTACTCCCCAATCTTTTGCAGCTTGATATAAAGCAGATTCATCTTTCCCCTGCCCTATATATCGTCTGGAACAATTATTTAAATCATAACGCATTTGATTTTCATCTACAATTGCGGCTGCAATCATCGTATCAATAATTTTTCCGTTAATTTTTAAACCTAATGATTTAATCCAACATACATCGTACATTGCATTATGAAATATTTTTACTGATTGAGTGTTAAGAACTCCTTGAAACCATTTTAAAACTTTAGTTCTATCTATATTACCACCACCCTCATGAGCAATTGGATAATAACCAGACCATCCCTTAACAGCTACCGCAATTCCAGTAACATCTCCTCTACCAGTAATACTACCTGATCCCATCTTAATTAAATCTGGATCTTTTGTTTCTAAATCTATTGCAATCTCATCATATTTAGATAAGTCTGGAAATTCTTCTGGTGGTAACCATTCTGTTTGAGCTTTAAATAATGGAATTTGCATTATCTAATAATACCCCACGAATTCTTTTTTTCTTTCATTTCTTCTTTCACTTCTTCAGGATAGTCTCTATCTATTGCCATGTCAATATAATGTTTTGCTTTTAATAAATCTTCTTTCTGATTTTTCTGTTTGTGGCGGCACAAATATTTTATTGCGTTTCCTTCGGCGAATGGAATATTATTTCTATTAATAAATTCTGAAGGTTGAATGACCATAGACTTATAGTGATCTCCTCCGACCTGTTTTTTATAAATTTTGTCACTCATTTTTAGGATGTACCATATTATAATTAACAGCTACCGATATTCTTTCACCTGAACATTTAAAGGGGTTAACAGCATGACGTAAAGAATAAGGAAATATATACATATCACCCACTTGTGGTGTAAAGGTATTCCAACTAATATGATAAGGAGATTCTTCACCGTATGCAAACAGAACCGCACCAGGCCCTGGAGCATTTCCTTTAAAATTTTTTATTTCTTTTGTCATTCCTTTAGGCAGCTTAAGATATAGGACACTAGAAAAATCACAATTGGTATGAATATGAAAAGGATTATGTTCTCCTGCTTTCATATAATTCACCCAGGCTATGGTTGCAGTAACGTCACAATTTTTGGAATACCAGTGTCTATAAGAGTGAGTAAAAGAAATAAGATAGGGCTGTAAAATTTCCTGTACCATTTTGTGATTAATAAGAAATTCTTGCTTAATGTTTCCTGCTAAATATTTGACATGACTATATTTTTTATTTTTATGACATAAAGCATAAATTTTATTTACGTCTTCAGGAGAAATTTTTATGTAGAATAGTAACGGCCCCCAGTAATAAAATTGGTAAGGTTTTATATTATCACTCATATATTCTCCAATGGGTATGCTTTTTCGTAGTCTTTAGGTCTAATAATATGTAGATTTTCTTTAGTTCTTGTTGCACCTACATAAAATAATCTTGTTTCATCGTCCGGAGTTTTTCTATATGATTTGTTAGTGTTAGTAGTAAGATCTGTTAATAAAACTACATTCGGTCTTTCTCCACCTTTCACACTATGTATTGTTGATAAATGAATTCTTGGATCTCCTTTTAAATTCTCACCGTTTCTACGCATACTTCTAATATAATTTTTTCTTCTAAAATTTAAATCATCAAATGCTTCATGCCAAACAGCATCAGTCTTTAAACCATAATCTTTTAATTGAGAAAGATTATAAAAGCTTTCTTTAGCCATTCCTTTAAGTTTTAATTTATCTGCATGTTGCGGAGTCATATAACTATATATTCTTTCTACTTGTTTATAATTTAATGGAGTTCCTTTTCTTCCAGACTCCCAATCAGCTGCAGTTTCAGCTGCATCTTTTTCAGGCATCTTCTTAAATCTATTTTCAAAATACCATCCTCTTTCTTTTAGTTCATCTTCTATATCTTCTAGCATGTGCCGTGTTCTAGATAGAACATACCATTCACCTGAAGACATATCTAAATCTTTTATATCATCATGAAAGTTTAAAGAACCCTGATGATCTCTGGGTGCCCACTCTTTATATCTTCTGTTAGAAACTCTTTTAATAATACCTAACGCAAAATCGTGGATAGCTCTTGGTATTCTTCGCGATCGAGTTAGGTTTAATAATTTTCCACTTTGTGCAATAAAAGAATCTACATCTGCACCAGCCCATCTAAATATTGCCTGATCATCATCCCCTGCAATAAAAGAATCTTCTGTATTATTCCAAATAGTTTTTGCCATATCCCATTGCATAAGAGATAGATCTTGTGCTTCATCTATAAATACAACATCAAATTTAGGACATTTATCAGACTTAGTAAACTCTAGAATCATATCATTATAATCTTTAAGAACATTTTCCTTTTTATATCTTTCGAGCTCATTAGCTAAATGAACTAA